CGGTTTGAGTGGGAGTCTGATTCTTTAGGATATTAGCCTGCTGTTGAGTAAGCTGAGTTATCTCTCTTTTGAGTTTTATGGATAGAGCGTCAACCTTACTCTGCTTAACATATGCGACACCAATGTCGGTTATGATGTCTTTAGTATCTTTTATCAGGCCATTTAGTTCTGTGGTCCTACTAACGGCAGCTCTGGTTTCGAAAGTGTAGATCCCAGCCTCTTTGTTGAGCTTCTTATATTGCTCCGTCATATCAAACAGAGCACTCTGCTGATCATTGAGATTATCTAACGGAGCATTATTGGGAGGAGGTGGAGTAGTAGCCATACATATAAATAGAATATATAACTATTTCTTACCGGCACTAGTAATATAAGGTTTAGTAACTGGTGGCTTAGGCGTGGGATTGTCCTTAGACATCTTATCCTTTAAGGTATTCAGATCTCGTTTATCCCACTTCTTAGCCTGTTCACTGTTACGCTCCAATTGTTTATTGTGCTCACGGATCTCGTCGGCTATTTGGCGCATGACATACCTACGGAGATATATAGGAAAATTATACACTTCGGTAAAAGTATAACCCCCGTTACCGTTCCTTACGATATAATCTACGTCTTTGAGTACCTTGAAGTAGTAATTACGATCTAGGCCAAAAGAAATCCACCGTCATCGGCATGACGAGGCCCTCCACTACCTCTCCAGTATTAGTGACTCCTTTGGTTACAAAGTCTACACCAGGAGAAACCTTCGACATATAAGCCCTGAGAGGGCGAGAATCGAGTGTAATGAGGGCCTCGTCAACGAAGTCTCTTATGAGTTTGGTGTCCCTGTTACCATTAACAGCCACGATCTGATGGTACAAGCGAGTAGAAGAGTTCTTCTTCAGATCTACAGACTGTTTGGACAAGCCGTCTATTTCAGCCTGGATAACTTTTTCATCCTTATGAGTGAGGATCTTGAAGGTAACCTTTATCTGGGAATGTGGTAGTACGAAATCAAATTCGTTCTTACCATCGTGTATAAGGCTCCAATCGATGTCCTTATCTTTCAGTTCAGAGAGGTTAATGGTAATTGGTTTACCATCATGTTCAACATGATAGTCTTTACCAAATCCAAAAATACGAGCGGCGATCATGATCTGATCCTTATCACCGATAAGAAGAGTATCGAAATCTATCTTGGATACAATCATTGATTTCATGAATCTATCCAAGGCCTCGCCCCTCTCGATATAGATCTCATTTGTCAATATATCTTCCTCTTTTGCCCCCATATATTTCATTTCAATCACTCCAGAACTAAGAGGATTGTCCTTAGGATAAAGCTTACCCTTGGAAGGTAGATCTACGGGTAATGTGGGAAGGTTTAACTCAGCCATAAAATATGTTTATTTGTATATATAAATATACAGAAAACACAAAAGCCACCGTGTTTGGTGGCTCAGGTGAGATATTTGGATAGTTACAGCGTTTATATCTCAAAACGGTGGTCCTTGATCCGGTCGGCTACTTCCTTCGCGGATTTACCCTTCTGAAAGGCTTTGTGAATAAAAGGCATATATTTCTTTTTCATACTTTCCGCTGCACCATCTTTCTTGAAGTGTTTAGAAAGAACCTTCATTACTTTGTCCCCAAATGAGGAGGCTTCTTCAGCTTCTTCTGCGAGGTGTGTTTCTTTGAGGATCTTCAGCTGTCCGATGATCTTGTTAGCCTCTTCAATGTGCTTAGACAGTTCTACAGTCATTTTCTTCATCTTAGCGTTACCGGATTCGTTGGCGAAGTCCTCCAGTTCAGCAATATCAGAGGAAGCCTGGGAAAGAGTCTGATATACGTCAACAACTTTCTGATGGGCTTCATCCTTATCGATTGCGGCTTCTTCTACGTCTCTAACACCATCCTCATGTGATTCCTCAATATCTCCAGGCTTAACAAAGTCAACAGACTTTCCGTTTTGGGTAGCCTGTTTAGCCTTCTGCTTGTCATCCTCTGACGCACCATTGGCGGTACCGTCACGGGAAGGGATGTTTAGGTCTTCCTTGACGATCTCGTCGATACACTCTTTTATAAGTTGTTTAAGCTTCATTGTATGCGGGTAATTATGTATATAAATATCATCGTTTCAATAAGGAAAGAATATAATCTGGGTTGTTATGTATATCATATTCCCATATACGTATCAATTTTATGCCATTGTCCAGGCACCATTGGGTCTTGATCTTGTCCTTGGCTAGGTTTTTGAACTGACAGGCATATTTGGGCTCTGGGAATATACGAGGATTGCAGTGCCAGAAATCACCATCAGTCTCGATTATCACGTTTAGCTCTGGGAGATAGAAATCGTAAAAAGACTTTATCTCTTTGGCGTAATAAAATCGTTCGAATTTGATGGCATTCGGAATGAGATAAGTATCGGCAAAAAGAGTCTCCAGTTTGGAAGTGTAGTGCTTATGTTTGGTCTTAATGTATTCGATCTTAAGAGTGCTCAAGCGTTCCCTGAAGGCAGGATCTTCCCAATATTTGATCATAGCCTTCTTCCAGCTCTCCACGTGTTCCTTGCTCTTCGGCACATTAGACATTGTCTCGGATCTACGCTTAGAATCGTATTTAGCGTTGATCTTGGTGGTTCTCTCGTCTAACCATTCCTGGCCATATATCTCCACACAGTTCTTTCCGAGCCAGGTAGGAGTTAGTTCACCAGATGCGAACTTCGCTCGTCTCGTTACACCCTTCTTCTCGTGCTTGGATCGATCCTTCAGATCTCCCCAGTGACCCTCTTCAAAGTGCCCTTTACAAAACTCTCTGTACTGAAAGACCTTGTCGCCGTTGTACTTCACATCTCTACCACACCCACATTTACACAATGGTGCGACACCACCATGAATGTACTGCAGAGTATACTGTTCACAATCCATCTCATGAGAACTGTAAATGTGTCTAGATAGACCCTTATCACTCTTTGCTTCAAGACCGCATATCAAACATATAGACATAAAAAATCCTCCTGTATATATAAATATCAAGAGGATTTAGTAGAAAAGGCTTATGACTAAAGAATGTGCTAAAAATTAAGTACAGAATAATCGCAGGCTATAGACAGAACCTGGCTGATGTAGGCGTCTGATGACCAGTCGTAGTCGCCACCGTTATAGTCTTTAATCCACGCTCCTTTAATAATCCATTCGCCGACTACATCTCCAGGAGGACCAATTATATCCAAAGTTAAGTCTTTTTTATAAAAATCTGAGTAACCAGCACGGCCAGTTACAGACTCATACGCAAGACGGGCCCATTCCATGACAGCCTGAGCACCAGAAGGGCTGACAGGACTAAAGAGTTCCATGGTGATGTCTTTCCACTCTCTCTTACCACGAACCTTGAAGTAAGTGTTCATGTGATCGATCTTAACTTCAGAGTCGGTGAAACCCGGGGAAGTCACCTTATGGATGATGTAGGAGGGAATGCCACCCACATAAAGGATGAACCTATGAGCCAGGATAGGCTCGAAGGCGGTAAACATAATTTCGTTAGGATCAAGGACTGACATTCAATTAGTTATGAAGGGTTAATTTAGGAAGGAAAAGTTGCTCCGGTAGAATCGATGTTGAAGTCCAGAAGGATGTATTCAGCAGTCTTCGTAGGTTGTATATAAATAGCTCCAACCAGTTCATTCTGATCGATCACTGCGGCAGTGTTATTGGTATCATCCATTATCACCTTGCTAGCGTATACTCCCTGCTGAGCCTGTACCATGGATAGATAAGGGTTGACAGCATTCAGGAACGTATTACGAGTGACTGTGGTATTACCTTCGAACACCAGGTTCTTAGCGACACCAACCATAAAGTTCTTCAGGTTGATCAGAAGTCTACGTACGTTAATACGAGTAAGAGCAGTGTTAGCGATCTGGAGAGTCTTCTGGCCCCATACACAGATCCCTGTATTAGGGAAGCTTGCGATAGGATTGATCCTCGCAGGATAGAGAGTATCCCTATCAGACTGAGAGAGTTTATTTACCACGGAGATTACTCCACCAATACCACCGCGACTAAGACCAGCTGGGGCAAACCATTCCTGGCTTACACTATCACTATATGCAAATACCTGAGGTATGACTACCGAAGGAGGAACTCCAACGATCTTATTAGTAGATGAGTCTACGATCTTTACCCATGGATAGTAAGTGGCCCCATAACTGGAATCCAGAGAGGCAACGTTACCTACCGCCGTAGCAATAGTATCATTGAGACCACAAAGGTCCACGATATAAAGGTTATCACCCCTCGTCTGAGCCATACTGAGACCATATGAAACTACATATGGATGAAGAGTATTCAATACTCCGGGCATAACCAGGAGATTAAAAGTATATTGATCCTGGTTGGATAAAATATTTAATGCCTGAACATATGACAAAGTTCCAGGAGAAGTAGATGTACTAAGATCAAAACCAAATAGATTATTGGCAGCAATATTACCACCAGTGTTCTGAATGATGGAATAACTCATGCCATCAGTCCCACCTTGCATAGGAACGATAAATTTATCATCTCCAGTGTTAACATAGAAGAACTGATTTACCCCTTGAGTAGCTTCCTGAGGAACCGGATTTAGATAATTGTCATTATCTGTGTTGGTGTAATCGAATCCAGAATATATCACAGAAGAAGCTGAACTCTGAACCATACTAGCACTTGGCAAAGAATAGCCAGAGAAACCAGTTATGGTCTCATAAACAGCTTCAAAACCTGCAGGGTAAAGAGTGGCATCAAGAGATCCATTATCGACCGCAGGTGCCAATTCCAGATAAACGTAACTAGAATTGTTTGTATAAGATCCATGATCTACAACCTTTCCTTGAACGGAACTATACGCACTATATTCATTACCAATAGCGATACCCACATA